TTCAACCTTCTGGGCAATCAAAGCCTTCAGCCGATCGAGGTTCGTTTCCTCGACAGGTAAGGCCCCCGTGGAAGCCTTAGCTTTCGCTGGGGGTTTAGTCTCGGGCGCAGAGCCCTCGTCACCGTCGTACAATGGGTCGCTCATAAGGCGTACACTACCATGCACTAACCCCTCAGCGGGGAATCGACGCTAGAAGGTGGAGCTAGGCAATCTCTCCGCCACCAGTAACACCCTGGATGGCAAAAGTTAGAGCGAATGTGGCCGGAGCACCTGAAGAAGCGTCGCCCTCGGCCTCCGTCATCCCAACAAGCAAAGCGTCGTTGTACACGCGATCCAAGTTCTTGACGACAATGTCGCAATCGTAGGTTCGGACATTGATGTTGTAATACGCCTGTCCGACCTTGTCGCGAAGCTGTTTGATCTTGAGTGCGATACCGGCACCCTGATCGCTGGGCGTGGTGTCGTCGTCGTAGTGGGCAGTGAGAGTCATGTCGCCGATCTCGTAGGGGGCGCATAGCACCTTCGGGAACTTGTCCCCACCTTCGTAGATCTTCTCGACGGCAGCCGTGATTTCCCCACCAGACATCTGGGCGAACCTGAACTCCTCCCACTTGGGGTGGTTCGTGTCCACTGGTGCAATATCTGCAAGTACCTGTCGTTGTGAAACCTTGGCCATTAGTTAGCCCTCCCTATACCACTGAGTTCGTCAAATTGGACTTGACGATGTCGACTTCGATTTTGTCACCGACACTGGACACCCTGAGTCCAACCTTTGCTTTGACAAGACCGTCGGCAAGCTGGGTAACAGGGTTGATTGAGCTATTACAAACCACGGTATAACCCTTGTCGATTTGCTTGCCGTTGCTGTCGAAAGCCTCGTAGAGGGCTCCCTTGAGGCGGAGCGGCTCCAGAATCGCAATCAGTTTCGCTTCGACGCTCGTAAAGACGGTGTTTCGCCCGTCGATTGTTGCGAAGATCAAGTCTTCCAGGGCCACATTGGCCTGGGTTACAACTCCGTTGACCGTGTCCTGACCTGTGATGTAACGGAAGTTACTTGTGTCGCTGGACAACGAACGGGCTCCGTAGATGCGAAGTGCGCCGTTGATCACGCGAAGAGCGTTGACCAAAGCAATATCTAGGGTGTCTCCCGAAGTCTGGTCGATTTCAGTTTCTGTGGAAACCACCCAGCGGGCGTTTGAAATGAGACCAGCGGCAGCTTGCTGTGGGCCAACCTGGTTGTGGGCTCGTGCCCGAGCGGCTGCAATATAGCCATCGGGCGGGATCAGACGATTTACACCGGCGGTTGAGGTCGGTACGTTGATCCACGGGTAGTAGCAGGCTGCGTGCTCGGTGTTGGTTTCAGAAGCAGTAATGGTTTCGCCAAATGTTTCCATCTGCGCCACGGTTTGTGAGGCAGCCGGATGAATCAGAGCGATTCGGTTGTAGGTGTTGGCGTGGGAGATAAGGCCCTGATAGGTCGCTGTTGCGGAAGACTCTGGGTTTGAGACGCAACCAGTGCCGTAGGCGTGGTTGAAGAGCGTCAGGCCAGCCGTGTAATGGGTGGTTGTGATGTTCGAGCGGTCATCGGTAGAAGCCGTGGTGCCACCAGAGGGCTGATCCGAATAGGTCAGTGCCGTAGAGCCATGGTTACCAGGAAGTTCAGTACCAAGAGACGCAGCAATCACATACTTGGAAGCGGTGGCGCTGCCGTTAATCTTGCCGATAATCTGATCCACCGTGGTGCAGTTGCCGCTGGTAAACACCTGAACGCCGTAGTAAAAGAGTTTCACAATCACACTGTTTGCAATGGTTCCTGCCGTGACGGTAAAGGTCATGTTTGCAGACCAGTCACCCGCACCATTGGCAGCGATGTTCATGGAATCACCAGCAGAGTCATCAAGTAGCTTGTGAATGCCGAAAGTTGCAGCAGGACCCACGATGCGAGCGACATAACACTGGGTGCCGCCCTCTTCGAAGAAAGTCTCTACAGTTGAATGGAGGTAGGAGAATGACTGATAGCCGCCATACTGCGCCTCAAATTCAGCGATGCTCTTGACAAGGGTCGCTTTACTGTTCGGACCTCTGAGGGCCATTCCTACAAAGAATGCCTGTGAGGAGTCGCGAACTGTATCGCTTGAGGGACCCGTTCGTACTGCTGTGGTAATAACTACGCCAGGCATAAGACCTTCCCGTTCCTATTCGAAGCTTCCGGAACCCGGAGCCGTCTTGTTCATTGTACAAAACGCTTGCGCGTATCCGTGCAACTGATGATTATAGATTATCAGACTATAGGCCACACGGGGAGAGGCTTTATAGTGATTCACTTGGCTTCGCGCTCCCATTTGGTACCGTCTTGGACCAGGCCGTCCCCATCGCCGTCTTTGGCATCCGGGTTGTACCCACTCTCAGCGACCGCTGTCTTTTTCTTTGGGGCAGCTGCTTTCTTTGGGACAGCTGTAGTTCCAGTCGCACTATTGCTAATTAAGTCGAGCCAGCCGCCCTCGATCAGGCGCTCAACAATCGGATTCGTCTTTGAGAGAACGCCATAATGACCGATTGGCAAAGAATGACCCTCTTCATCCACCTCTCGAATCGCGAAACCCATGTTGTACACGACAAGACATTTGTCTGCACAAGCGATGGCAGCAGCGCGATCGACCGATTTGAATACTTGGTAAACATCCATGTTTAGATTGTACCTTATTCCTTGTTGAGGATTTTGCCAATACTGTCAAACCGGTCAACGACTGCCAGAAATCCAGCTGCGAGTGCACCAGAAATGATTTCCGTGTTCTGACACAAAGCCATGTTAAAGGATTCCACCCTGTGCCCACAGCAACTACAAGTCTCAATTGTATGTTGTGCTCGATTGTGAACGATTATACAGTTATCTCGTTCGTAATCTTTGGACAGCACATCTGCAGCGCCTCGTGGAACCGTTTGACATAGACAACAGCTCATTCCGAATAGCCCCCTGTCGTGGTATAGGCGGTGGTATCCGGTACCTCCAGGGAGGCGTCTCCAATTCCGACATTCTTGACGCCGAGAGAAATGCCTTCCTCGTCGACCGTGCCAAGCTTGGCCCGAGCAACAACCTCGTTGATGGCCAAGTCATACGCGATGTACGAACCGGCCATTACACGATCACCTTTGAGTAGGGTCAAATCAGAAAATTCTTCGCGCATCGAAGACTCGTCAATCTCCGCCTGCCAAGTGCTGCGGGGATCAGTTGCCTTTAGGCAGGGATGATCCAGCAGAGCAGAACGCACAACGGTCGTTAGCTGATCCCTCATGATTGTGGTTTCTTCTGACCCTTCAGTTCTGGACCAAACATAAGTTCGCATGCTGTAGTTGACCCGATATTCGGGGTGCATCGAACCTCCGGATTCCACCATTCCGAGCCGGTCCAACCTTGTCGTGGAGATCGCAACAGTGATGATTGTCGGCCAATGGTCGATGGCGATCGGTTCGTGAACCAAATACAATGCCGGATCAGGCAGTGTTCCACTATCGAGGTCCCATCCGTTGCGATACGCCACCAGACGAACAGGGATTTCCGTTTTGAGATATTCGTTGACGTAGCTCTTCGCGAACTGCGCGCCGTGCATCAGGTCGTAAGCCATTATGCGAACTCGTAACGCTCTGTCGGATCTTCCAGATCCCCGTGTGCGATGTAGTCGGCAATCCAGTTGCCCCACCGTGACTGAGCTTCGGCTGGCTCATAAATGATCTGACGTTTAGGCATCTTGGAAGTTCCCATTTGATGGAATTTTGCATGCTCGATATCGGTGCCGAAGGTTGCACGACGCCTGCCGATGTCGTTGGGGCTACCCCTCAATTCTGACAGACTTGTGAAGAGTTGACCGGTTTGTACGAGAGGAGGAGCGCCCGGATAATGGGCAGACTTCCAGGCTCCGTACTCGGCATCCAACGGTGCCCAGCCGCCTACGGGTAGGCCATTGGCGGTAAAGTTCTCTGGCCAGTGCTTTCTCAGGTCGTCACGGATCCGCTGAAATATGGGACGCACATCCCGCGAACGACGCTGCATGTTGTCGATGTGGTCGGTCAGCGGAGATGGATCGAATTCAGTATCGAGGGTAATCTCGATGCTGCGATTCCGCCTGTATGCCCGCTTTAGAGCCATGATTAGGCCACCCGCACTCGGCGATACCGCTTGATCGCCAATAACTCCCTCTCTGAAAATCCTGTTTCCATGGGGGCAACATTGCGTGGCTCAAGATCCTTGATGCCCACAACGTCGTCGTGCATGTTTTGCATTTCCCGAGTAGCGGCCCGAAGAATCATCAGTTTGAGGGTTGGAATAGTTGCACCGGCCATACCGGCGTTATAGGTAACAGTGAGCTTGTCGTTGGCCCCTCCCCGGTACACGTCAACGCCGTATCGACGTGCGACATATTCGGTTCCGGCAGTCAGAGTTATGGGATCACTTCCAGGAGTTACGGGAGTAAGGACGATACTCGCAATCGAGTTGACAGGACTTTCCCGCAAATACAGAGTTGCTGGCGGATCCGTGTACGACAAAATGCCACTTACGTTCGAGTCGAGTTTGTTATCGTAGAAAAACGAAGTTTCAGGCATGCCCAAATGATTCGAATCGAGAACGTAATCCTCGGTGAAGTTTGCCGTCTCGACTT